TTGAATAGGTTAATACAAGGTTCAGCAGCAGATCAAACCAAAAAGCCATGGTGAATCTGTGGAAGGATGTAGGGGTTATTCCTATGATTCAAATACATGACGAACTCAACGTCTCCGTAGCCAATGAGACCCAGGTAAAAGAGATTAAAGAGATAATGGAATCTGCTGTTGAACTACACGTTCCTGTCAAATGTGATGCAGAGATTGGAGATAACTGGGGAGAAATAAAATAATGGATAAGATAAACCCGAACTACTACAAAGATAAAACGATCGAAACTATTGATGCGATAGAATCTCAACTAACCAAAGATGAATTTATTGGATACTTGAAAGGGCAAATCTGGAAGTATCTTGCAAGACATCGAGAAAAGAATGGACTAGAAGATATTAGAAAAGCTCAATGGTATCTTACTAAACTAGAAAAGATTTTATCAGTTGACGGAGTAGCTTAGTGAGTAGGATAACTTATCAAGATGGTAGGTTATATTTACACCTAACAAAAGAAGAAATTCAAAGAGCTAGTGAAGACATTTCAATGCCTGTTGAGTTACCTATTGATCAACTATATGTGTTTAAAGATGATATTCAAAAAGCTTACATGGCGCATTGGTCTAAGGTAGAAGTATTTCAAGCGATTAGAGAACATCAGGTATTTCAAAAGAGCACAAGTAAAAAGAAAAAATAGCATTATATTCTCCTCGAAATAACAAGGAGATATACATGTTTAACTTAACTAATAGAGCAATGAATCACTTCTTAAACTTTTTTAAGAGTGATGAAAAAGAAGAATCAATTAAAGAATTCTGTCAGTCAGAATATAAAAAAGATTGGTATGCAGCCTACATGACATTTAAGCAAGAAGGCCGCTTCCCAAATTTTATTAGAAGAACGCTCTAAGCGTTTTCAACGATTTCAGCTAGGGCTTCGCATCTCACAGGGGTTTGCGAATGCCACCTGGAGTCCTTCATTTCCAGCGACGCTTGTTTTCTATTACCATCTGATAATGCTTTCCACATCTTACGGAACTTTGAAACGCCTGTCTTTCCCAGTTGAAAAATCATTTCCACGATTACGTGCTCAATGGCTTGAGGCAATCTCTTATCGCCTTTATACAACTCTCCGATTAGCTGCTCTGCTCCTGCACATGCTCTATTCAAATCTATTAAAAATAGGTCTTCTATCTCATCTGCTGTTATTTTAACACCAGGTTTAAAACGATCTCTTTCGTGTGGCTGTACCAAATGTCCTATGGCAATAGTGGCTTTGCCTAGCGAATCTAAATAAACTTCGTCCCTGCAACCTTCATGGTCACGAATCCGTGCCTTCAGTTCATCAGTAATTTTTATCTCATTCATTTTCCACCTATTCCCCAATGTATTTCATGAGGATCTTTTTCCTTTCTTCTATATATAATAGAACGTATTAAGTTCTTTATATGTGTTAATATTCTCATTAATCTTACGAAACGATGCCACTATATAATTTATCTTTTTGTTGTTCAAGATAATTTAAATATTGGTCAGCTAATTCTGGTTTATTCTCAAACTTAACAATACCTTCTGTTAAAGATTTAATTTCATTTGGTTCAATAGTTTCTCCTACTTTGTCTTGTAGGGTTGCTAAATAGTTATCATAAGATTCTGGATTATCAGATCGAGGAGCGTATATATTTAAAAAGTCATCTGTGCTTTTTCCTTCTCCAACGATCTCAGCAACTCTATCTATCCCTGCTGTTATCCCTGTATCTAAAGTATCAAACGATGCAAACCTAGTTCCTTCTTGTCCACCATATCCAGGTTCGGCTCCTTCTTGTCCTCTGAATTCTAAATTGAAAGGATTGTTATAAGGAGTGAAAGATACTTGATCGTCTGTTGTTGATCCTGTATCAACCTCAAAGTCTCCTGTATATTCGCCAGAAATAATTTGTTGTCCTACTTGATTAATAGCGGACTGAATTTGAAGATCATCCAGACCTTGATTTTCTAAAGCTTTTCTTAAGTCGCCAAGGGTTGCATTTTGCCCTGGTATTTTTGTGCTATCAGAAAATGGATCTCCTGTTGATGGATCATCAACAGATAAAATACCTGACTTTTGTAAGTCTTCTTTGAACTGACCAGACTCTACATATCCAATATCCATTGGATCTAGTTCTTCTTCTGTTGGTCGTCTCATATCTACTGTTGGGCCAGCAGTTCCAAATGTATCAATAGGTTCATTAACGAATCCATCTAATCTATTTTGATCAATGCCAAGAATACCTGTTGCATCAGCTGCAAATGAATTTACATCTCTTTGTGCTTCAAGGGCCAGTAGCCTTGAATTATTAACAGACTCAACTTGAGGAACTTTAGAGGCGTAAGGATATTTATCAGGGTTATCAAATATCTCTTGTTGTACAGAATTTAATTTATCGTAGCCTTTGTTAGCGTCTCCTACTGCTTTGTTGTAAATTCCTTTTACAATACCTAGTAGACCAATATTGCCTCCCATGATTAAATCTCCAGCGCCTTTAGTCATACTCCCTATAGCATAGCCCATGTCGCTTGCTATTTCCTTGAAGGTAGGACCATACTTCATTGCAAGCTCAGTTGCTTTATCAGCGATCGTTGTTCTTGTGTATTGACCAAAGGTCGGACTCATAGGGTCAGTATCAAATCTTAAAGAAAGATCTTTTGTATAAGTTTTACCGTCATCTCCTACATAGGTTTGATAGGTTTCTTTTTTAAATTTTTCATATAAATCATCTTGAAGTTGTCTTCTGTCTAATCTGTCATCAGAAATATCTTCTCGTCCTTTAAAAAATTCTTGTCTTGTTTTTTCTCTTCTATCTTGAAGAGCTTTCATACTCTGAGCTTCTGCCCCTCTTTGAGCTTGTGCCATAGCTGCAGGGCTACTGAATGTAGTTTTTTTAGGTGTTTTAGATCCACCACTAAACGATTGTGATTTAAAAGATTCCTGTTCGCCTGGTACTGCCATTATGTATTCCTTTGTCTAAATAATTCCTGAAAGAGTGAGTCATTGGGAAAGAGTGTATCAGCTGCAAATTGAGATTCAAGGGTTTGTGTGCCGGTGACCGTGGTCCCTGGTCCTCCCGACGTGGTCACTGGACCAGTGGTCGTGGGCGGTGCTTCAGGAACAATCTCTTTAATATTAAAGCCCTCTGGTACAACAAAGGTAGAATCAAAGTCACCAGAATTAACGTCAATGTTTCTATTGTTTCTTCTTACCTTCATAATCTCTGGATAAGCTAAAATAAACGGGTTTTGAACATCTCTACCTAGTTCTTTCCTTAGTTCTCTAAAGTTTTCATTAAATGCTTGTCTTACTCCATCTCCTGGAACGTAAGGTAGATATCGACCAGAAATCACAGCTTGTCTTTCAGCCTTAGTCATACGACCTAGTTCTTTATTAAGCTTTCCTCTATTCGCTCCTAATTGTAAAGCATCTTTATATGCGTTGTGCATTTGTTTAAAGTTCTGAAATCTAATTCTTTCGGACTTAATGTATTGTTCAACAATCTCTGCTGGAGAAACAAAACCACCTTTTAAAACATCACCAACAAACGATGCTCTTGCACTATCATTTTTCTTATTAAAGTCAGTAACGATAAACGGCATCGCATCTATAGGATCAGCTTCAATTGCTCTAAATCCAAAGATACCCCCTGCTTCATCAAGTAAGTTATAAGTGTTACCATATTTATCTGGAATCTTTTCGTTACCTAAAGCACCTGCTTGAAATAATCTATTTATCTGATTTACAGAACCTGGCATAAATGTTTCTAAAACATGCATACCACCTTTATAAACTTTCTCTCCTACAGAATCTCCAGGTCTAAAGACTTGTCTACCATCTCTTGATCGACCGTTTCTTGCTACGATATCAGCAAAAGCCTCAAAGAAAATAGATTCAGAAATAAAAGGTTTGGATAATTCATAGAAGCTAGTCGCACCTGCATCTAATAAATATTTATTTAAACTCTCTCCTGTTTGTTGACCTTTAGATGCTTCGTTAAGAATAGTATTAACAGGACGAACTAAAGTATCGTAAGGAAAGATATAACTTAGATCAACATATTTTACTTTACCTGTCTTTTCATCTCTACTGACTGGCATTAACAAACCGTTCTCTGACCATGAAGGAACAAAAGTTCTCAGTGCTCTCATATCATCATCAGTCATATCAGCTAATGATTTACCAAACTCAACTAAACCTGCGGGAACAACAGCAGCTGTAGTTGCAACACCTGCTAATCTTCTCATCCCTGTTTGTTTAAATCCTTCGACTTGCAGTTCTCTTAAACCTCTTTGAATAGTATTGTATCCTGTTCTAATAATCTCAGCAGGGAAAGCCACAAAGGTACCAAGAGGTAGTCTTCTTAAGCTTTTGATAAAGTCACCAACATACTCATAGTTTGGAAGATTGTGTTTAGTAATTTGTGCCGCCATATTCTCATAGAAAGTTTCTAGTAACTTATCTCCTTCTAATCGAACACCTTGATTACCAATAGTTAAAAATTTACCGTCAGGACTAATATCTACAATACGATCAAAGATCGGATCGTTTTTTGTTACTTGTCTACCAAGTAGTTTACTATATGCATTCATGTTTTTTGGATCAAAAATATTATCAGCAGTGATCCCTAGCTTTGAGAAATTGTTTTTTAATGCGTCTAATTCAACTTCAAAGTTATAGTTCTTCCATAGATTATCTTCAGCGAGATAAGCTCGTCTTGCTTTCTCTGCTAATTTAGAGGTTCTTCCTAGTAACTTATCCATAAAACCATTGAAGTTACCTGTGTAAATATCGGTGCCAACTTCTTTTGCTAATGCATCAATATCTCCTGCAATAGGGCTAGTGCCATTAATACCTAATCTTTGATTTCTTAATCGACGAGCAACAGACTCAGCATCATTACCTGTAATATCTTTTAACGCTCTTTTAAAATATCGAGCTGTTTGTGCGGGGTTTTGAAATAAAATATTACCGTTCATGGTTGTAAATAAAGTGGCAGACAATACGTTTCTAACGTGAGTAAATGGAGAATAAATAGTTTTAGCTTGCTGAGATATACTTTTAGGGATTAACACCATCCATTTGTAAAGATTATTTAAAGTATTATCAGCCAACATTTGATCTTGGCTGGTAATTGCTTCAGCTACAGGTTTAAATGTGTATTTACCATCTAGTACACTAGGAACAATATCAGCATTTTTAGTTTTTATCTGAACAATATCATCGGGCCCGACATAGATATCTTTGTACTCAGGTAAATTTTTTATAGCTTCTCTAGCTTCTGCACTACTATCAAAGAACATATTACTCTTAGCTGCTCCGCCTTCTCCAGATGTTACAGTATCTTGAAATAGTTTATTGTGTGTTTGTAATTGTGCCATGATTTGAGCTTGTTTAGAATTGGTATTGGCGATGTTGTAAAAAGGATCTTCAATCTCTCCTAGAAGTTGTCTAATAACAGGATTACGTAGAGTTCTTTCTTTGAATATTCCTTCGTCTAATTCTAGACTTGCTTCATCTTTAATAAACTTTTTAAAACCACTAATAGGTCCAGTAGGAGTTTCAAATAAACTTTTTCCTCTTGTTGTTATGATAGCTTCAACAGCATCAGCTGCTTTTTGAGGAGCAACATTATCGTAGTAATCTTTTGACATTCTATCTATTTGTTCTTCAATAGCTTTTTGTTTACTGATTTTTCTTTCTCTTTCTAAAAGAGGATCTCTTCTACCTGTTGTCGGTTGCTTTTGACGTTGTGATGCTCTTAACTCAACAATCTCTGTTGCCTTTGCTCTTGTAGTGTCGCTATTTTTATAAGCTTGAGCAATTGCTGTTCTAAATACTCTTTCAGATTTTTGAATAATTTCTTGTGTTGGTTTGAAATCATCACCAGAAAATATCTTCTTAAATATATTTTTTTCTTTTTTAAATATCTTGTACTCTCTATTCATATACTTACCAAGCTGACTGGTGAAAGTATCACTCAATTCAGTAGCACTAGCGAGAACATCTCTAGCTATCTTTTCTTCTTGTCTGGATAATCCTTTAATTCCAAGAACATCTCTTGCTTCTCTAATCAAAGGTTTTAAGAATTGATTATCTAAGGTAATAGAGTTTAAATCTAAGAGATATCGATTTGCTAGTAATGAGTTTTCAAATTCTAAAATATCGTCGTCTGTTGCCTTCAAAGTATTTTTCATAAAATCGTGAAGTGCTTCTCTTTTTTTATATGCAGGGTTGGCTACTCTAAATTCTTTTCCTCTAGAGTTTACTTTGACAATTTCTTTTGGAAGAGCGTAAGCTGCATCAGGTAATTGTTTTTGAACAATATTTCCTTTTTGATCAAAAACAAAATCTGATTTTTTAAATTTACCGAAATCCGTTAGTCGATCATTGACGAGCTTTTGAAACTTTGTAAAGATTTCTTCTTTTTGAGAACCTGCATTTTTTAATGCCTGTTTTGAAATTTTTTCAGCTGAAGTTGCTAAAGCTTCACTCATCATCTGTGATTTCAAAGCATACGTTGTAGCTATTTGATCTCCGTCTTTTAAAATATTAAATGCTCTTTTACCAAGGGCACTGTTAGGGGTGAGCATATTTAATCCTTTACCAATTACATTTTGTAAAGGACTTCTATCAAATTGTCTTGCAAGAGGAGTCGCTTTCACGGCTTTGGTGACTCCAGATATGGTTGCTCCTAATCCCGCACCGATAGCACCACTTTCAACTGCAAACTTAAAACGGTTAGTAAATTTTCTAAATGCTTCTTCTCTACCCTCTAGTCCTTCTGTTTTATCTGTTTCTGTTGGACCACCGATAGCGTCACCAATTGTTCCAAAATCGTCGGTATACGCTAAGCCCTCACCAATAGTGGAACCTAATAGTCCTCCACCACCAATTTTTAACTTAGTAGCTAAATCACTTTTTAAAGTATTTTGATCAATGTCTTTTCTACGTAAACCTTTACCAGTTGCTTCATCTAGATATTTACCGGTTTTCTTTGCACCAATAGCTCTTCTCGCTAAGCCCGCCCCTAACTTATAGCCCGCTACACCAGGTACACCTAATTGAATTAATCCCTCAGCTATTTTACCAGTTAATGTTTGTTCTGCTATTTCTTCAAAAGGATTTAATTTATCAAAAAAAGTTTCTACACTAGCAGCTGTATCTGTATCCGCTCCTAAATCAATTAATTCTGCAGCTAGAGAGGCAAAACCTTCTGGTATCTTTAATGCTCCGGATGCTACACCAGAAGCAAGACCTACAAAAAAATTAGGCTTTTTATCTTTTTCGTCTTTTTGTTCTTCTAAAAAATTAAGTATTTTTTCTTTTGCTTCGGCATTAGATAGCCCTTCTTTGAGGTCAAATTTTTGCCCTTGATATTCATAAATTGGCATAAGACCTCCTAATCTATTTTAATTACGTCTGTTTCTGTAGTGGTAGTGGTTGTAGTTTCTGTATCTGATACACCTTCTTCTTCATACATTGGTGTTCCAAACTCTTGTTTAATAGCCTTATTAGCTGCTGTTCTTGCTTTTTCAACTTCACCGAATTCTTTTTCATAGAAAGCTAATAGTTCTGAATATCTTTCATCTCTTATCTCTGCGATAGTTTTACCAGATTTTTGTTCGTATATTTTAGTTGCTTCTTTAGCAGCTTCTTCTCGATTAAGTCCTTTAGTGTTCATGATGTCTTGTACTAATTGACCAAAGGTTCCTGGTTTTTGAGTTCTACCTAGTTCTTCTTCAGCACCTTTAATTGCTATCATGTCAATCGCTCTTTCGTCTTTCATCGCTTCCCTGCCTAAAGTTGCGAAAGCTTGTAATGGATCTTTAGCTGATTTTGCAATCTTCTCTGCTAGATTTCCACCTCTGGCTGATGCTAGATTTAAACCAAATTGTGCTAGTTGAAGTAGTCCTTGTTGCTTTAATCCTTCTCTAGGGTCTCCTAAAATTTTCTTATAAAGATCAGATCGTTCTTTAACCAAAGACTCTAAATCTGAAAGTCTTTCTTTTTCTGGTGTTCCAAGATCATCTGTGATGCTCTCTGTTTTTTCCTCAACCACTTCACTTGTTCCAGGACCACCTTGATTTAAGATAGCTTCTTTTAATTCAGTAGTTGTTTTTGCTGTTCGAATATCCTCTGGTACAGGAGTAGCAATGTCTTTGACTTCTTCTTGTTGTGTTGCAACTAACTCTTTTTTCAATTCAGCTATCTTTGCTTCTTCAGCAGATGTATCTGCATTTGGATTGTTGGCTTTTTTATTTGCTATGATTGTTTCTAATCTTTGAATTTGATTTGCAATAGAATCGCTTTCTTTTGGTGAAGCCATAATATCCGATAGCATGGCTTTAGGACGAGCTTCTTTCTCTTCCATTATTTGTTTCCCTAAACCACCTGGTGTAAATAATCCTAATGGATCACCACCATTGCTCATCTTTACAATACCACCATTAGCAAAAGCAGGGATACCATATTGACGTAATTGGTCCTTGGTCAGTGGGCGCTGAAACATGGGTCTATCTAATATAGCCATTATGATAACAGGCTGATGCCTGCCCCCGATCCACCTAGTGCACCTAAGGTGCTTAAACCTGCGATACCTAAACCAGCTACTTGTTGGAAGAGCGATGGTGAAGGCTGTTGTGTGTATTGAACTTGTGATGTCGGAACGCCTCGTAGAATATCAGAAGCAAATCCTGCTCTTCTAAATGGTTCTTGTTGTCTAGCAAGTTCAGTTTGTCGAGCAGCTTCTAAAACATTTTGTTGTTGCTGTTGTTGAACACCACCCACACTTAATAATCTGTTAATATCCACACCTTGAAGTTGCTGAGTTAAAGATCCTAACCCAGATTGTGCTTGAGCAGCGCCAAGTGTTTGTGTTCCAAGTTGTCCTAATTGTTGTGCTGTTGCTCTTTGTGCAGCTTGTGCTTGTAAATAGTTTCGAGATAAGTCTTCAAAAATTCTTTGTGATTTTACCTGTGCTAAGTTTCTCGCTTCCTCTGCTTCACGGACACCGAATCGTGATCCACCAAATGCACCCGCAGCTACAGCTTCCGCTGAAGTTCGTTGACTTTGCATTTGTGCCTGCCTGTCTAATTCCGCTAATGCTTCTTGAGTAACTTGTTGTTGATACGGATCCATGTATGTTCCGACTTGAGAAGGATCAAGAGTTCTCACTCCTGCACCAATGGCTCCGAGTCCTGCACCGACTGTTTCACCAGCGGCTTGTAAAAATGGTTGATACGCACCTAAACCTTCTTGTGCTTTTTGAATAGCTGTTAACTGTGCTTCCTCTAAACCAGCTACTTGTTTTGCAGGCACTGCTTGTGGAATACCCGCCAATCCTTTTAATCTTAAATTATATTGCTCGTCTGTTTCGTCAGGTCTTCTAGTAGCTCCTAATTCTTCTAATCTTAATTTATACTCTTCATCTGTTTCTCCCGCTTGTTGTTGATAATTAGGAATACCATAGATAGAACCTAATAATTGTTCTGCTCTCTCCTCAATAAAGGGGGCTTGTCTCGAATATTGAACTATTTCATCTGCCATTACGCTACCTTACTTTCAAATTTATCCATCATATCATACATCATCTTGGCACCTTTGCGACGTTGCTCTAACTTATCATCTTTATCTGCACCATTCAATGCCCCTAGCCCACGAACCGCTGCAGCAGTCATGACAAACTCTCCATCCGATAGCATCGCAGGGATGTCATCAGATTTCTCTGTCCCTGGCCCATCGATCTGTCCTACTTTACGAGGGAAGTTGTTGACGACATCATCAAGAGATCTTGACTCTGTATCGATAACGTCTCCACCTTGAGCAAGTGGTCGATATGTTGGTGCGGCTGCACCATAACCACCTGTGCTTGGATCATAATAAGTTACATTAGGAGTGCTCATATCTAATGGTGCTATACTACCTGGTGTTGGTGGAGGAGCAATATCTACTCCTTTATCTTCTTCGTCCATTGAACTTAATGCAGCTACTGCGCCTAATCCTAGTGCGCCTTTTGCTAGAGTGCTCATTCCTTTGTAAGCTTCTGCTCCTCTTTGAAATACACTAGGTGTACTACCTGCTTTACTTATATTTCCATATCGAGCCATTGATTCTCCCGGGCTCATACCAAGAGATGGAGCTACTAATTCTTTAGCACTTGTACCAAGTGCGCCCAAACCTTTTCCACCAACTAAACCTGCGCTAGCACCCAAACTTCCTAAACCAAAACCCATTAATGCTGATGTTGCAATGTTCGCAGGATTATCCCCTCGAATTGCTGAACCTAAACCTGCTCCAATAGATGCTCCTATTGGTCCACCTACTGCGAATCCAATCGCACCTGTGATAGCGGGTATAAGTTTTTTTAACATTTTTTATCCTTGTTTAGGCGTAACCGCACCCGTGAATAATTTAGGGGCGATGACATTAACATCCCGACGAATATCTTCGGAAGTAGTATCAGTATTAGGATCGGCAATATCGTTATTGGCATGATCCTCTGAGTCATATTCCACGCCTGTTCTAGTATTGGTAATTGTAGTTTCGACCTTACAGCTATAGACTGGGATTTGATTTCCTTCGATGTCATATTCATAGCGTAAGATGATTGGTTCATCTATAATCTTTGCCATATTATAGTTTTAACGAGGAAAACCTAGGAAATCAATAGGATTATTGTTGTATTAATCCTCTATTTACTTCCAAAATAGAGACTGTAGCACTAACTCCAGATGTGTTAGAACTACTTAAAACTAAGGTATCACTCTCTTCTAAAATGATAGGACCTTTTGCTAAATTACAGATAGTTGGTCCAGAAATACTAGCATATGCTACTTGAGTAGCGGTATTAGAATTACTTGCATCGAATACATAGACTCTCACAACTTTACTACCACTTTCATTCGTAACTTGAATATTCTGAATAATAGCTCTGGTTAAAGAATCGGTAGCATAAACTACAGTATTAGAGGTATCACTAGGATCAAAGAATGCATTTTTGTAAATATTATTTGCCATTAATAACCATCCTGTACTAATAATAAATCAAATGATGCAGAAGCGGAAGAGGTAGAACTTGCTTTACCAGATACATAAATATCAGATTTTTCTGGTATCACGTTGATTGCATTAAATATAACTGTTGTTTGACCACCTCTAACATTTAAAAATTGTTTTGTTTGAAAAGCTCCATTACTACCTTCATTTTGTCTTTGTATGAATTTAAAATCCATTTCTTGGTCTTTACCAGATGATATATTCATTGATAATAAATAACCCGTATAGCCTGCAGGTATTGTATACAATGTCATTAGTGTCTGTCCATTACCTTCCGATATAGTTGCAGCAACATCTGATCCCCCTGTATAGGTTACAGTAATTGTCCCCTGATTATTTCCAGTTGTACCAGCTGTTTCTACAGACATTCTAAATACTCTTAAAAAAGTTTGAGTAGTTGTAACTGTGGTTGTTCCATCCATATCAACAGTCTCTTCAGCAAAATTATAAGAACTATCTAAACCTTGTATTCTCAAAGTTCTAGCACCTGTTCCAACCACATCATCATTAGCATCGTCACTAACAACATCAACAGTAACAGCTGTAGATTGCCAAGGATAGTTGTTTCCTGTTTCCCAAATAGTTTCAAAAGCTCCTGAACCAATACTAGGATTATATCCAAACTTATTAACCATTGTATAGCCAGGAACTTTACCTTGCTGTACGGCTAGGTAAAAAGGAATATCACTGACGGTACTTCCACCAGTAACGGGGTTTACATTATTACAACCGCAACTCATCGACTAAAATACCACGCTTCTGCTTCAGATTTATTTTCTGACTCTACCGTATAAGTAGTATTCAACTGTTGAATCAAAGCCTCTAAAACACGAATAAGTTCATAAAAGTTACGAGAGTCATAGTCTTGACTAGGATCTGGAAATCTTTGTAGTGTTAATTTGGCCATTATCTTCTACCATCGGGTTGAACGTCAAAACGTTGTGTTCCTAGTCTCCAAGCAGTTCCTGTAGTATTTGAAACAACATTAACTGTAAATTCTCTACCTCGACCACGTAAACTAACAAAATCAGTTGAGTCAGTGAATGTGGTTGTTTTAATTACACTATTACTATTATTAGGATAATATTTAAATTCTAAATCCATATTTAAAACACCCGATTGATTTTGAATATCAGGTATTAGTTTTTGTACAAAAAGAATATCATTTCCTTCTCCTATTTCAACTGATCCAGATTTAACATAAGCAGTCATCGCTTGTCCGTCAGCATCGTTACCTGTTTCATGTAAATAAGCTTGTGTTGCTCCATTAGTTAATCCTAAAATTGTTTCATTATTAGCAGTTGCGGTGACATCGTATTCTGTGCCAACAGGATTGTCATAGACTTCACGATCAATCCAAGATGTTCTAGATAATGTTCCTGTCCACCAAGTTTGCTCAACATAATTATAAGCCACAATAGCATTAATTTGATCAGAGCCTTCTCTTGGATAAAACCAGAGTATTTCATTAAACTCACCATTATGTCCTGCAAAGGCATTCTCTGCTGCGGTTTGATTAATATTATTAAAGACAAATTGTTCTACGGTGCAAGGTAGTTTTTTTACCGAACCATCAAACAAGTAAAAAGAATCTTGTGACATCCAAAAGCTATTACCGTTCAAATCTATCCCTGCATGTTGTCCTATAATTCCACAGTTTTGACCCAGTTGACGTAGACCAAAAGTAAAAGGGGGACCAATAAATTGTAATGAATGTAATGATGTATCTGTCCAAACTAATGTTTGACCTCTCGAGCGTTCAGCGGCAATGATCCGTGATCCGTCGGCAATGCGCAATGAACCAGCAGTATTTTCCGCAGTAGGTGTATAGTTATTTATATCTTCTTGATCTGAGAATCTTAACAACAAGTCATCTTGTGAAGCAGTGTTAGCAATTTCTGTTTCTGTGCCAAATAAAACTAAGTGTCTATCTGGAGAAGAAACTAAACTTAGTCTTGAAGCAGTTGGTGCATTAGCCACTGCGCTTGCTCTTGTTGAAACTCCAACAGAAGTATCCCATTTATATGTTCCACCGTTTAACTGTGTGGCAATTAAGTCCTCTCCAAAATTATCGAGTGACCACTGTCTTGCTTCTAGCGTTACGTTAGATACAGTCGATGGAGTTCCCCATGTTCCAGATCCCCAACCATCTGTTCCCCAACCATAAGCGGAAGTAGAAAACTCTGGACCAGGATTGATTTGATAATTGGCATTACCTGTTCCTCCTCCCCCTGCTGTTGAACCACTCGCAGTATCAGTGTGAGTAATAATATAAGCAGAAGTATTGACTACGGAGGTTACTTCGAACTCTTGATTCATATCTAAGCCATCAATTGCTGAGAAAGAATCAAACGTAACAAAACTACCTTGTTCACAACCATGCCCTGAGTCTGTGACTAATACAGAAGTTGTTGCGTTAGTAGTAAAGGGATCTGTAAGAGCTGTTGGTCCTCTTCTAATAGGAGTAATATCGTAGGCTAAGCCTTCTTGAATTACATAAAGCTTTCTGTCTGTGCCAATCGCATCATATCTTGTGCCATCTAAAGATACCCAAGCATGTTGATCACGAGCTACACCTACCAAAGTGGTGGAAATAAACTTCTCCCATCCTTTGATCTTTTGTGGCAATCCTTGAAAAAAGCGTACGTTATCCCCGTCTGTCCACTTGCCTTCGCCTGTGTAGTCGGTTACTTCTTTATTGATGCCCGGTGCTGGTCTAAAATTAACTAATGGCATTCAGCCACTATACTATTGATTTTTTCAAAATCTATATTTGTTTTTATTTTTCGTATGAGTGAAATGCTATGGTTGTTCTTAAAATAGGACAATTCTTACTAGGAGCAATAGCTCTATGAGGCAGAGAACCATCAAAGATTATCATTCTATCCTCTTGAAACGATATCACTTCCTTTGCCTCAAATTTATTATCATAGATAATAAATTCCCCTCCCCAATTTTTATGCCAGTTTGGAGTTGCACAATAAAGAAAAGTAGGAATTTTTTCATTTTCTGAGTCTTTATGTATGGTTCCATCAAATCCTGGTGGGTATACATTTAGATGCCATCTTTTTATAAC